TTAATACCTTCTGCAATAGTCATTTTAATATTGCTCATTTTTTTTTCAAAATCTTGTATTGCACCATCATTCATTTCTCTAAATTTAGAGATTGCTTTTTCAGTTGCACTTGGAATTTTAATTCCTAATTCGTTTTCATAACTTCTTAAAAAAGTATCTATTTCTTCTGCTTCTTTTTTTACTTCTTTTAATGCTTGTGGCATATCATCATATAAAGCATTTAAATTAACTTTTATTTTTTCAGTAACTCCAGCTAACTTGTCAAATCTTTTATTAATATCGTCTATAATTAAAGCAGCACCAACAATAATTTTTAAAACTCCACCTAACGCAACAAGTACAATTCCTAAAACAGATTGTAAATCTCTAAAATTATCTGCAAGTAATTTAACTGCTTTAGCTGCAACAATTAATCCATCTGCTAAATTTCTTCCAATAGATATTGCTAACTCGTCAAATGTTTTTGCGTTTTCTTCAAAAAAGATATTAAGATCGCCAAACTGACTTTTTAATTCAGCAAAAAAACCAGCATCTAGTAATGTTCTTTTAAAATTAAAAAACTTATCTCCAATCATTGATAGAGTACCTTCAAATGTTTTTGCTAATTCATCTGTTGCACCACCAAACTTTCCACCCTTACCAAATATTTTTGTGAATGCTGCTGCTGTTTCTTCAACTGTTACTACTGCACCAGCTTTAAATCCTAACATAGATTTAACACCTCTATCTCTAAATAGATCAGCAGCACTAATACCAGCACTCATTGATCTTTGTATTTGCTCTGCTGTAGTTTTAAAATCTAGTCCTGTTACTGCTGCAACATTACCAGTAATTTCCATAAGGTTAGCAAGTTCTTTTGCATCTTTAGAAACAACTGCAAGAACACCTGAACCAGCTTGAATTTCCTCTAGTGAGAAAGGAACTCTAGCAGCAAACTTTGCCATTTCATCAAATGCTTTTGCACCTTCTTGTGCAGTACCAAATAAGAATTTTAATCTTACTTGCAATCCTTCAATTTGTTTTCCTGTATTAACTAATGATTTAATAGCAAGTCCAGCACCTAAACCAATAAAAGCACTTTGTAAGCTAAATACAGATTTTTTAAGTCTATCTAAACCACCTCTAACTCCTGTTAAGGCTTGTTTCGACTTATCTTTTGCTACTATGTCTATGTTAAGTTTTTGTGCCATTATTTATAATTCTTTGCTTCTGCTAGTGATTGGTTTCTTTTATACTGATCTTGCTCTTTTTTCAAGTAAGCTAACCAAAGATTATAATGACTCATTGGCATATCAAGAACTTGTTGAATAGGAATGTGGAGTCTGTCTGCTACTACTAAAAGCGACCTTATTTCAGGGTCGCTATCTACTTTTTTTCGGCTTCCTCGAACGAGGTATCTGCAAGAATTTTATTAGCGATAGTAGCTATAACATTAGAGTCTGCTTTTTTTCTTAAAGCAAATTTATCATTAACATCAAAGGCTTTAATCATTTCTCCTTTGTCATTTTTGACTTGGAGTTTCATTATAAGCAAATCAACTAGAATAGTTAAGTCTTGAAAGTTATTAGACTTTTTAAAGATAATGTTTTTTTCTTCAAGAGTTAATGGCTCTGAATAGAATATACTAGCATTTCCATGCTCGTCTTTCCATTGTTCTACTTCTATTGTGATAGTTTTAAGAGTTTCAAAATGGGATTTAACCCTGTCTATAATTGACATAAATTAAATTAAACTGTTCCTACAGTTAAAGCACCAGTACCTTGAAAAGTAACTGTTCTTGAAATAATTGCGTCCATTGTACTATTGATACTCATACCAGTAATAATTCCTGTTCCAGTATAACTAGCATCTCCTGAAGCAGCACCTTCTGGTAATAAAATAAAAGCAATAGATGCACCAGCAAGTAATGCTTCTTGTTGAGCAGAACCTTCATCAAAGTGCATTTCTAAAGTACCTGAAAATGAAGTACGTCCAGTTACAAATGATTTAGTTGCGTCTGATAAAGCTGTGTCCTCAACTACATCTCCTGTAGTTTCTATTGTGAAACCAGTTAGTTCGCCACAAGCTGTTCCAGCGACTTTTACTTGTCCTTCTTTTCCGTGATGTGTTGCCATTTTTTATCCTCTTTAATTTTTGTTGTTTTCGTTTGTTCTTCCTTATAACCTAAACTTAAAAAATGTTCAAGATTAGATTCATTAATAGTTATCTCTGAATTATCTTTATATAATTTAATGTCTTTAGCCATAAGTCCTTTTATTAGTTTTCTTCTTCTTCGTCAATATCTTCTTGATCTTCTTCGTCATCTAAATCTTCATCTAAATCATCATTATCTGCTTCTTCCCAAGTATGATCTTCTTCTACATAATTTTCTCTAATTTCTTCAATTAAGTCTTTTACTTCTTCACAAAGTAAAGATTCTTTATCTTGTAATTTTTCTACTTGATCTACTTTTTTACTTACTCTATCTAATAATTTATCTAGTTTGCTCATTGGTTATCTCCTTATGGTGTTCCTGATTGATATTCGTACATACATCTAATTGTCATTTTTATTCCACCAACTGGAAATAAAGAACCTTCGTCAGTTTCTACTTGCACTACTTCTGAATCAAGTGCTTTGTTGTTTCTAGTAATATCAGCTTCTATCGCAGTTTCAATAGCTGTAATTAATGCGTTTCTTGCAGTATCTATATTATCTTCTGCACCTTTAACAAATCCTAGTATTACAAAATCAATAGTACCATGTCTTGTTTTAGCACCACTTCCAAGTTCGCTATCTTCTCTATTTTCTTCTGATGTCTGAACTATAACTGCTGGGTATTGTTGCATAGATAATTCGTCTAACAAGAAAGGTTGTCTAGTAGCTTTTTTAATTGCTGGACTAGATATGTTTGAAATAACTGATAATAAGTTTGCTGCTATATCTTCTCTTATGCTCATATTCTTGCCTTTCTAAATTCTTTGGCTACAAATTTATTAAATTGTCTGCCTATTATATTAGCAGTTCTATCATTAAATCCAAAAAATTCACGTTTTGTTTTTCCTAATACTTGATTAAATACTGCTCTTTGAAGCATTTGACTATTACTAAATCCTACTGATACTTTATTTGTTCCTGTTTTTCTAACTGTTTTACCACTAGGAGTTAAAGCACCTAACATACGACCTGAATAAAATAAATCTACTTTAGTTGATTTACCTTCTTTATTTAATTTTTTTAAATAACCCTGACTATAAGGTGCAAAGGGTCTATCTCTAAAGTCTATTCCTTTTGCAGTTTTAGTTCTAATAATATCTAGTAATTGAAAACCACCTTGTAGTATTCCTTTTTCAATAATGCTTTTGATTTTTCTCTCTACTTTTTTTAATCTTGTTTTAAGAAATTCGGTATTAGTTTTAACTTTTACTGATACAACCATTATCTAATTAATCTTCTGAATCCATGTAAAGGCTCTCTTTCGTTAGATACAATAGTTCCATCTGCATCAACATCATACTCAACACCATCTTCCAAGATCATTCTCCATTCCATNTTGTATTGACTCATNTAATATTCTGCCATTCTTTCAAATCTATCTTTTTCTGTTTCTGGTCTGAATTTAGTTAATGCTGGTAAAAAGAATCTTCCCAAAAATAAATAAACACCAGCACGTTCAAACTGATCTAAATTAACTTTTGTATTTACCATTTCAGCAGTATTTAAAACTGTGATGTCTGTAAATATGTTAGTCTTATATACTGGCCACCACTCTACTCTTAATTGTCTGAATATATCGTTAGTAGTTTGTGCAAAGAAATTAACTGCTTCTGTTGAACCTGATGCTACACCAAAATCAAATGCGTCTGGTTGATATTTAGTTACATCACTTGCAGTTATTACGTCAGCACCAGTATAATTAGCCATAATTTACTTCCAAATTAAATAAACAATTAATAAAGCTAAAGGTATTGAGTACATTGGATTGTTTTTTGCTTTTACCCAAATCCATTTAACTTTCTTTTTTCCTTTAAGCCATATCCATTGATTCATTTTGTTTTCCTTGTTTTTCTTTTCTTTTTAAGAGGTATAATTTTTGCTTCATTTTCAAAAGTTTGATCTACTTCTTTAATATTTTCTTTTACATCATCTTGAACAAGTTTAAAACCTCTAAAATCCCAAATTGATTTATTTGTTTCATAATCTACTCTGGGTCTTTGAATTATTTTATTACCTCTTTTAAGAGATACTTTTTCTGTGCTTGGTATTACTAATTTAACCATTTTATCTCCTTATGTTAGTTGCGAGGGCTATTTCTAGCCCCCACAAAGTAAGCAATTATTATGCTTGGATAGATGAATCGTAATGTAATTCAATTCCGTATGAGTTATGGATTTCTCCAACACCATATACTGAAGTCGCTACAATCTCGTCTGCTCTTAGAGAAGCATCTCTTTGAGTTTCGATTTTAACGTCTTGCATCATTGC